AGTTTTTAAATCATAAATGTAATAAAACTTTAATATTTACCTTTTCTTTTTCTGTAGTTCCATAGCTATCCATTGTTGACCAGTTTTGTTTTGAACTTTTTTCTTTGCAAGACTCATTACTTGTTTGAATACAGGCCCCATGACATCTTCTTCTGAATCATTATTATCCACTACCATAAAATTCTGTCTAAAATACTGACTAAACTTACCCATATTTTTTTGAACATCATTCCATGATTTTGTAACAATTGATCTAGGAACACTTCTTGGTCTTTTTGCATTTCTTTTAAGTGCTGTATCTAAAGAAGTATTCACAAATATCATATGCACATCATAACCAAGTTGTTTTAACTTAGTTGCCTGTGTTGCAATCTTATCATAGTCATGTCCAGTTCCATCAATGATAAGTCCAAGTCTACCCTCGACATAGTTTGCTTGTCTAGCAGATGTCACTTGTTTAGCTCTGGCACGAAGTTTATCTCTTGGCTCTTCTTCACTCTTAGGCATCTTCAATGATAATCCAGCGTCTTTGAGATACTTTTCAAAGACATCATCTGAATTAACAATCTTCATACCAAGACCACCAGTGCCTCGTTTTACAACGTAAGACTTACCACTGCCAGGGCCGCCTGCAAGGAAAAACGCTTTAAGTATGTTGGGGTCGTAAACTCCCTCTTGTAAATCTTGAAAAGTTTTCATGTTTTATTCTCTCTATAGTTTCTAGTATGTATTTATCAGTTTCCGTCATTGGTTCTACTGTCCTATCTCTGTTAATAAAAGTGTTCATTTTCTTTAGTTTGAGTTTAGTAGTTTGTTTTGGCATCGAGGCCTCCCTATGTTAAAATAATGATTATCATAATGTAGGTCTATAGAGTCTCCTTTCTATTAGTAAGTTAGTACGTTAGTTGAATCTATTCTTTCATCTGGTATATTATTACCAGCTGGTATTCCCTCTAAAAAAGAATCTTTTGATGCTGACATTGTAATTTGATGTTTTTTAGTTAGAGTATCAAAACTATGTTTTAGTTTTGTAATTAAATATTTTCCTGAATAATATTTATCATATTCTGGGCCATGAGTTCTTCCAGTAACAGGAATAGTCACATTAATTGTTTGTCCTACGGAAATATTTGTGCTTCCATTAATCACCATTTTTACAGCAATTCCATTCGTTATCTCATTAAATTTTGCTTGTCTGTATAATAGACTATCTTTAATTTTGTTTGGTGTGTATTTGTATAAAGCTTCTGTATCTGTGTGTTGTGTATCAAAATCGCCTCCAGAGCTTACAGGATGTAAATGTATCCTTGAGTCTACAAAATCACCTACAGTATTATTTTTATTGTCAACAGGTTCTTCAGAATAAATTGGGTTGTCATAAAAATCATCTGAATAATTAATTCTTGGAAACTTATTAAAATCCTCAATGTAATTATAAGTAGATTTATTGTAACTCTTATTGTATATATTATATTCAATAATTGAAGAACCTAACACTCCAGATAAAATATTAGATAACATATCACTATTTGCAGCTATTTGAAAATCTATTATCCTACCATAATCTTTTGCTACATCTGGTGTTTTACCTTGATTTTCACCAAAATCCCCAAGAGCATAATTACCCACAACTTCCTGTGCAAACATAGATTCCATGCTTCTAAAATTAATTCCTTTTGTGCTTTCATAAAACATAAAGAATGGATTATTATCTTTACTAGAAATAGACTCTGTAGCGAGATTAGTTATGAAATTAAAAGGATGTAAGTTAGGTGATATGATTTTTCTAATTCCAGATGTTGGTTCTATAAATAATTGTTTAGCAGTATTAATATATTTTTCATCTCTTAAAACATCCTCAACAATTTTATCTATTGTTTCTGTATAACTTTTAGAAACTCTTACACGATTATTTCTTATTATCTCTGGTGATGTAAAACTAACTTGAATTAATTGAGTATTTTTATTTGCATCTTCTCTTGTATTAACTTTGTATGTTGTAAATGGTACATTAGTAAAATCGAAATCATATTGATTTAGAGCTCGTGGAAATGGTGTTCCAATTTTCAAATACAAATACTCTTGACCAACAATAGGGCCATTGGTAATAATATTATCAATATCAAGAAACATAAAACTACCAGACAAAGATGTAGAGAAAAGATTTTCATATATGTTAAAAGATAAAATAGTTCCCATCATATCAATACTTACACCAGCAGCAGTTACTAGAGTAGCTTCCTTGAGAACATATTCTCCAGCGTATTGAATACCTTGCATTAGATAACAGTTTCCTTCATCAAGTTTTCAAATTCTTCAACAAACTGTGGTACAAATTTTGGATCAAGAAGTCTTATTTGTCTTAACTGATCTTGTCTATCCTCTTCGTATTCTAAATTTGTTATAGGCGTTGCAGTTGCATAAAAATCTGTATCACCAGTGTAAAGTGCAGAATTAGCATAAACTTCTATTTTTTTAGTTGTATCTCCAGATGATTGAGCTATTTCATAATGATGTATACCACTTGGATTTGGATTACCATCTGAGTCTAGATATTTTTCATTTATAAATTGTTGGAATTGTGCAGCTGACATAGGCCATTGGTGATATCTATCAGTAACATCATTTACCAACAAAATTACCCAATGTAGTTCTGAATCATCATATAACTTATCAGCTATAGACTCTGGAGTTTCACCTTGTTTGACATCATATGTATCATAAAATAAAGTATTAGTTTTTACTTTTTGACGTATTGCAACTCGTCTTAAAAGATTTTTAACATCTTTTGTTTGACCAGTTCCAGTGGAATCATATGGTATTGATGGAAAAGTACTAAAATACATTAGAAACCCTCTGCAACTCTTTCTTTTGTAATAATTTCCATCTCTTGGAAATTAAGTGTTATTTCTGTAGATAATGGTGGAGCTCCCTCATCATCAGCTGTAAATGTTTGATATTTTCCCTCACCACTATAACTGACATTCATATTCTCTAATACACAAGTAGATATTTTATGTAGGTAATCATTCTCTTTACCATTATACATATACTGGATATCAAATGTATTTGGTACTGTTAGTCTCCTAGAAGCTCTATTTCCATCTACAAACTCTGGTAACATATTTAATTTAAATGATGCAACAATTTTTCGTATTTCTTGCATTTCTTGTTGATTTCTAGGTATCATCTTAAATGTGTATTGAAATTTTCTTTTACCAATACCTCTAAAAAACAATTCCATTTTAGGTGCTTTAACATAACCTCTTTGTGCTTGAAATATATCTCTTGCACCCTCTAAACCAGGCACAACTGACAATAAACCGATAGCACTATTTGTTATACTATCTGCTAATTCTGGAGCATATTGTTTTATACCATTATTTACCACATCAAGTGCTGTTTTATCACTTTCCATAATATCATTATAAATATTTGCACCAGCAGCTGCTAAATCTCCCACCTCTTGGTCTGCATAATCAACACCATAAGTAACTCCTACTATTTGAGGCATATACAAAGTAATTGCAGTATCCATTCTTACAGTCGCTGGTCTTTGTACTGAAATTGTTGAACCTTTTCCTTTATAATCTCCTCTTGCTGCAATACGAGCAGCTCTACCACCACCTACACCACCTGTTGGGTCTATATCTGAATTGAGTTGACTAGAAGCACCACTATTATTTTGTTTTTTTGCATATGTTCCACCAGAAGTTAATTCTTTTAAATATGTTGGAATTTTTCTTGCTTTTGACTCTCTCTGCATATTCGCACTACCATCTGCATTTGTTTCTGCAGCATTACCAAAACCTAACTTTGCATTTTGCTGTTGATTAATCATAAACATAATATAGTGTCCCTGATTTCCTGTGCCTACAGGCCCACTGACATCTAGAGGAAACTGAAACATTTTTGTTTTACGTTTTTCATTTGATAGTGGTGCAAAATCACTAAAATCGCTTCCTCTACCATTAGTGATTCCTAATAGACTAGGTATGTTACCAGAAACTTTTCGTAAAACTCTACCTGTGATACTTTGAGCTATGCCTTTTAAGGGATTAAATGCCATGTATAAATACTCCTGTAACTTCTATTTATAAAGATTAGCATGGCATATAGTGGTAAATACATTCCTAGTAACCCTAAAAAATATAAGGGTAATCCTTCCAAAATTGTTTATCGTTCACTTTGGGAACGTAAACTCATGGTCTATTGTGATATGAACGAAAAGATACTTGAGTGGGGGTCAGAAGAAATTATTATACCCTATGTTTCGCCTTGGGATAACAAACTACATAGATACTTTCCAGACTTTTATATGAAAGTTCGACAAGCAAATGGTTCTATTAAGAAGTTTATTATAGAAGTTAAACCTAAATATCAATGTAAATCACCACCAGCAAATCCGACTAGAAGAACTAAAAGATGGTTGAATGAAGTCAAAACATATACAATCAATCAAGCTAAATGGAAATCAGCAAATGAGTTCTGTTTAGATCATGGTATGGAATTTAAAATTCTAACTGAAGATCATCTGAATATAAAGTATAAATAGTATTATGGTAGAATTTGCAATCACATTAACTTTAATAGTTCTTTTTACAGCAGTTATGTCTGTTGGATTATTATTCAATAAACCACTCAAAGGTAGTTGTGGTGGATTAAACTGTAGGTGTAAGAATGGCACAGAGTAAGTTTATACAATCAGTTGTTAAAGCTGCAAAAGGTAGACCAAGAAGCACACAATGGTTTCGTGATAAAATTGCAGAGTTTGGTAAACCTGGCGCTATGGATTTAATACGAGATGGAAAAAGAAATAATAGTCCTTTCTATGGAAGACTGAATATGTTTTTCTATGATCCTAAATTTAAAAAGACACTACCATATTATGATACATTTCCTTTGGTGTTGCCATTAGAGAATTATCCAGATGGATTTCTGGGTATTAACTTTCACTATCTACCTATGTCATTAAGACTACAATTATTAGATAGAGTGGTTGATTTTAGTAATAATACAAAATTTGATGAAAGCACAAAACTTGATGTTAATTATAGTAAATTAAAAACTATTAATTTAATAAAACCAGCACTTAAACGATATCTTGCTGGTAGAGTAAAAACACAGTTTCGTAGAATAGATGCAGACGAGTTTACAGTTGCTGTTTTACTACCAGTTGCAAGATTTAAGAAAGCATCTGCATCAGAGGTTTACGCAGATAGTAGGAGAATGATCTAATGGCAAAAGGATTTGGTGGATTAGTAGATGCAATAGCTTATGGTACTTTAAATGAAATACTTGGTCTGGGTCGTAGTGATGATGGAATATCTAGACCTAATAGATATGAAGTCACTTTATTCCCACCAACTGGAAGTAGAGGAACAGGAGCATCAAATAACACTAATGTTTTCACATCAATAATGGGTGAATTATTAGGAAATGGAACTGTTCGTGCAACAGGACTTAAATGTGAAAGTATTGATATGCCTGGCAGAAACATCAATACTATGGAAGATACAAACATATATGGGCCGGAAAGACAAATTGCAACTGGATTTAGTTTTGCAGATATAAACGCAACATTTCAATGTTCCTCTGATATGAAAGAAAAAAAATATTTAGAAGTATGGCAGAAACTAGCATATAACATACAAACATGGGCTATACAATATTATGATGATTACACTGGAAAGGTGCAGATACATACATTAGATGAACAAAATAATAGAAGATATGGTGTGGAACTCGTTGAAGCATATCCTAAAAATATAAGTTCTCAATCATTAAGTTACACAACAACTGATACTTATCAAACTATAAGTTGTACGTTTGGATATAGATACTGGAAAAATCTAACAGACGAAGCTGATTTACCAAAACCACTACTCGACAGAATTGCAGAAAGTGCTGTGAATACTGTGACAAGAAGAGTCACCTCTCAAATACCATCAGTATTACGCAGATTATAATATAATAAAGGATGAAATATTATGGCATTACCAAAACTCAATACTCCAACCTATGAGTTGGAATTACCCTCAACTGCTCAAAAAATAAAATACAGACCATTTTTAGTTAAAGAACAAAAAGTTCTAATGATGGCTCAAGAATCTAATGAAGATAAACAGATTGCTGAAGCTATGGGAAGTTTAGTTTCCTCTTGTACTTTTGGTAAAGTTGACTCTAATAAATCTCCAATGTTTGATCTTGAATATGTATTTCTAAAAATTAGAGGTAAGTCAGTTGGAGAAACAGTTAAGTTAAATTTAATATGTCCAGATGATGGTAAAACAACTGTTCCAATTGATTTAAAATTAGATGATATCTCTGTTCAAATGTTAGATGAGCATACTAACGAAATTAATATTACTGATAGTGTCAAGGTCGTTTTTAGATATCCATTGTTAAGTGATATGATGGGAATGAAAAAAGATAGCACAGATGTTGAGAAAGTATTTCATTTTTTAGTCAATTGTATACATGAAATTCATTATGGAGATGATGTGTATAATAGAATAGATTTAAAGGATAAAGAGATAGAAGATTTTATTGACCAATTCACTGGTGAACAGTTTGAATTAATAACAAGCTTTTTTAATAGTATGCCTAAATTAAGACATACAGTAGAAATAACAAATCCAAAAACTAAAAAGAAAAGTGAGGTATTACTGGAGGGCCTCGAAAGTTTTTTAGGATAGGACTTTCTCACGAAAGTCTTTTTAATTATTATAAAACTAACTTTGCAATGATGCAACATCATAAATACAGCTTAACAGAACTAGAAAATATGATGCCTTGGGAAAGAGAGATATACGTTAATTTATTATTACAATATATTGAGGAAGAGAATGAGAGAATAAAACAAGAAAATAAGAGAGGGTAAAAAATGGTAACAAAAACTGTAGACCCAAAAATTGCAGAAAAAGATACAAATGGTGATGGACATATTTCTTTAGAGGAATATGAAATGGACATGGAATTTAAACGTAAAGAATTAGAAGATGCAGA